TGGTGGCAGTGCCCATCGAAGCGCCCTTGTCCTTGCGAGCGTGGCAGGTCACAACGGCGTTCGTGCCGGTCGTGCCAACCGCAGTCATGCGGACATAACGCTTGCTGCCGCGATAGCCGATGGTGCCGACAAAAACATTGTCATCAGCATCAGCAGTCACAGTCAGCGCGCTTTCCAAGCCGATCAGATCGGCGTCAGCCACAGCCGTTGCACCTGCATCGGTCGTGTCGTCGCCTTCTTCAACCTGGAACGAGAAACCAGCCTCGGTGCCTGCATCGGTGACAGTGCCAGTCGAAACGGAGAACGTGACCGCTTCCCAACCCTGCATGTCGATCCAGTTGCCTTCAGCCTTCGTGGTGCCGGACAGGGTAGCCGAGAGAGCCAGCCCGTATTCGGCATTATTGCGCATGTCGAAACTTGCCATATCAAAGTCTCCTTATGGCTTGTGAGGTTGAAAGGGCGGCTGTGTTGCAAGCCGCCCCTCAAATTCAGCTGGCAACCTTGCCGATCTTGATGGCGTCGAACGAGGTCACATCACCGCCCACGCGCTGCGTGGTGTAGTAGGTGACGAAGCCCTTGTTGCTGAACGGGTCACGCAGAACCTGCAAGCCCACGCGATCCACGATGGTGTAGGCCATCGAGAAATCGGCATAGACAACCGACAGCGCGTTTGCAGCGACGGCAGGCATGTCGTCCATGAACACGACAGGCTTGCCGAGCAACTGGATCGTCGCTTGGCCGTTTGCGAGCAGGACCGGGCTGAAGAAGTAGTTGTCGCTACCCTTCAGTTGCAGAGCCGCGCCGAAGGTCGTGCGCTTCATGCCCCAGACTGCCGAACCCTGATAGCCTTCTTTGAGCGCGTTCTGCACTTCGATCAGGCCATCAGCATTGAGCGCGGAAGCCGAACCCATGTTGATCTGCTCGATCTTGTCACGCTCATAGACGCCAGCAGCCGCCCATGCAGCATAGGTCAGGAAGCCGCGAGGCTGGCCGACACCCGTGCCGCTGACAAAGGCGGTGTTCTGGGTGCGGGCGAACTTGTCGGCAACTTTGCCTGCAAGCCAGCCTTCAACGTCCAGATACGCGTCCTCGATCATCTCGGTCGTCATGCGCGGATCGGCTTCGATCTTGTGCGCTGCGATGACCTTCTGGCCGATCTGGGGCGTGGTGGTCTCGCCGCCCGATGCGCCTTCGCCAACCCAACGCGCGCCTGCTTCCTGATCGTCGATCAGAATGTCAATCGACTTGGAGCCGGTGCGCTCAACATTCGCAACCTGGCGCAGCGGCGAGGTTTCGAAGATGCGGCTGACGATGGTCTGCGACAGTTCGGGACGAACCAAGTAGCCGCCATCGGGGTTGACGTCCGTGGACATGGCCTTGATCTCGATGCCCTCGCGGGTTTCCTTGAGACCATCGGTCTTGCCGTATGCCATGTATGCGCGGAACGCATCGCGGTGCTTGGCTTCGAGTTCTGCATCAATGCCTTTGCCGTCAGCCGCGCCGGGACGGTTCATCGCTGCTTCCAGCTTGGCCTGCTTTGCTTGCAGGTCAGCCATCTTGGCAGTGATGTCGTCAGCCATCTTGCGGTGCTTTTCTTCGGTCACGATGTCCTTGGGCTGCGAAGCCTTGAGGCCGTCGATTTCCGAACGCAGTTCGACGAGGGTCGGGTTGATCTTCTCAACCAGCCCTTTGATTTCCTGAATATCAGACATGTTTTGTCTCCATTGCTTTCAGGGTTTCGGTGAGTAGGGCTTTGAGTTCGTCAACCTCGCGTTGATCGGTCTCGGGAAGCGGAACGCCAGCATCACGCAGGACATTCTCGCGCCCCTTCATCGCAGCACTGGCCATTGCCTTGGCCTCGGTGCTGGAAATCTTGATGGCCTTGAGCGCGCGCTCGATGTGGCGCTTGATCTCAGCCTCGGACATGTCATCGGCAGACTTCATCGCGTAGATGCCAGCCAGATCGTTCATCGGGAAAGTCACAACCGAGATTTCCCAAAGGTCCAGCTTGGTCAGCTTCCGCGTGCCCGCTTCCATGTCCATTTCATATTCTTGCGTGCGATAGCCGATGGACAGGCCGTCAACCGCGCCCATCTTGACCAGCGCCGCGACCTCTGCGGCCTTGCTTGCGCGCTTTGAAATGCGGCCCTTTACATAGAGGCCGCTGGCATCCTCGCGCATCGAGTCCCAAGTGCCGATGGGCTGAGAGGCATCGTGCTGCCAGAGCATCTTGGGCTTGCGGCCCATACCGATGCACTCTTTGAACGCGCCGGGCATGACCACATCGCCGCCGCCGTCAACGTTGTTGAACACGCTGCCATAGCCCGAGATGTAGAGGTATTCGTCGTCCTCGCTGTCGCTCTTGATCTCAAGCGCGGCAAACTTGGTTTCCAGCGGCTCGCCTGCATCTTTCTGCCCGAACATGGACATGCAAACGGCGAAACGCTGATCTGCTTCGGGAAACTTGCCGACAGTCTCAGGGTCAGCCATGCAGCGGCGGACGTAATCGGTGCGGCTTTCGCCAGAACGCGGTGCGGGCATTGGATCGCCTCAGTTTGCAAACATTAGTCAGAATGTATCACAGGCTAGTAACTTTGCAAAGTATGTCGAGCCTAATCGCCCAGCAAGCCGCCCTTGACATGATGAACGACCGCGCAGCGGCAGTTGATGACCGATCCACCCGGCAAGCCAGCCTGTCCCGGATACATGATCGGTAACGAAATACCGATAGCCCAAGGCATCAGGAACGGCTCGTCCATGCCAACGCGCTGGCCGTTCATCGACACATGATCGAACTCGTCATCGCGGAGGATTGACCGCGTGCGCATATCCTCGACACTGACCCATTCCTTCTCCAGATTGAGGCCAGTCGTCTTGGCGGTCTCGTGCATGGCGAAGTTCGCCGCGCCGTGCGTTTCGGTTCTGGCGATCAGAGCGCCACGCCAGCGGCCAATCTCAGGCAGGCGGCCCGATATATCCCGAGCGATGGCTTCGACGCCCAGACCCTGCTCCTGGCCGCGTGCGACCATCGTCACGATCTGCGCGCGTGTCGTCTCGCTGACGCTCTGGATGCGCCGCCGGATCGGCTCGAGGTTGATCCATGAAAGCGCCAGCGAGCGGAAGAACTCGGCAAAGCCGCCTTCCTGCTTGGTCTCAATCACGAAGCCAGCCGCCTTGCCCTGCGTCAATATCCTGCTTCCGAATGCGCGCGCCGAGGCGATGGCAAGTTCCCGGTAAACCTCGCGGATGTCGCGGACGTGATCCTCGCTGACAGGCGGGACGTATCCGAGGTCACGATACCCCGACAGCAGGCTTTCGCTTTCTGTCATCAGCACCGAGGCGATGCGCCGACGAAAGCGCGCTTCAAGAGCATCCAGCAGGCGAGACTGTATCTGCGCCTCACGCTCCGAACTGTGGCTGATAAACGCAGGCTTGCGCGCCATCAGTCATCTTCCCGCGCCGCGATCCGCTCTGCCCAGTCACGACCTGCATCACCGCCCCAGCCGTCCCAGGCTACACGCCATGCAGTCGGGCCGCCATCAGGTTCCTTGGCGTCGTGATGCTCAGAACGATTGACGCCGTGACGCGCAAAGAAACTGACCATGCGGTTAATCGTATCCATGCTCAGGTTTGCGCGATTGGAAATGTCCCGCGCCCGCGCAACGCCGGTTGGCGTCATGCCGCGCCCATATTCGCGCCGCCATTCAAGCGCGCGTTCTGCATTGCGCGCCATCTCTGCCGTGGGCTTGTAGGTCTCGGCCTTGGCTTCCAGATCGCCCATGCCATAGGCGATTGCCTTGATGTCCTCGGTCGGCAGATCGAATGGGTTGCCGGGAAGCGGCTTGAACGATCCTTCTGCGGCAGGCTGATAGCCCATCAGCACGCGGGCCTCCTCAAGCGTCAGAACGCCCTTGTCGTATGCCAGCACCGCGCGCTGGAACATGCGCTCGCGCAGCCCCTCAAGCGCCGGGATGGTGTCCAGATCGAGGCGCAGTTCCAAGCCATCGCCAAAGCGCGGCAGAAGCCAGTTGTTCAAGCCTGCGATCAGCTCACCGACGATGGGCAGAACGGTGTCGGTGTAGAGCCGCTCTTTTGCCTGCTCCAAGTTGTTGAAGGTGCTGGCGTCGTTGTCGATCAGCGGCAGAGGCACGCCCAGCGCCGATGCGACATACTTGGCCGTTTCGCGCATCGTATTGAGGAAATCCATATCGCGGGCCGACTGCGACAGCGCCACCCACTCTGCATCTTCCGACAGCATCGGGATTTCGCCCGCGTTGTCTGGTCCCTGCATCCGGGCCTTGAAATACTCCCGCATCCGCTGGATCACCTCGCCCGAGGGATAACCGCCCTTGAAGCGCACCAAGCCGCTGGGGCGCGCGCTGTTCTTGAGCAGGCTATAGTTCCAGCGCATCCCGGCGTTGTGCGTGTCACCGGCCAGCGCAGCAGCCATCAGCGGCGATTGCCCGCGCCAGTAGTTGTCGGGATTGTAGGTCTTGAGAAACAGAACGTTGCTCTCGCCCGTGATCGGATCAACAGGGAAGGTGGCCTTGCGGTTGTTGACGTTGTGGACATATGCGGACGGCACGCCGCTGCGACCGGGAGCGACAGTGATATGCAACGGATTGAGCGGCCAAATCTCAGCCGGGATGCCGTCATTTGCGGAGACCGCAGCCATCTCGCCCATCAACATCCGATTGACGAGCATCTCGGTCAGCCACGCTTCCCAAGTGGCCGTAGGCGTCGGCTTGGCCAGAAGATCAAGAACCGGATGATCCTCAATGGCGTTTCCCTGCGCGTCGTAAAGTTCGCGGCTGATCGAGGTCGCGGCCTTGGTGATTTCAGTGATGGCGCGATACACGATCACGTTAAGCTGATACCCCTCCCGGATGTACTGCTCTGCGTTGTCTTTGCGGCCCCATGTGGAACCTGCGCCAAGCATAAAAGCTGCCCCGTTGGGATGCTCTTTGGTTTCGTCTGCGCGTTTGCGCGTGAAAGGCCATGCCGCCATCTATAGCACCCCGAAAACTTCGCCTGTTTTGCCCTTAATCATGGGCGCGACCGCATAGCGAACCGCGTCCCATCCATGATTGTGGGCGTCTATGATTTTCGTCGTCACGTCGCCGTTGTCGTTAACCTTGTAACTGTAGAGGCGCGCCTCCTGTTGCATATTAGCACAATCAGGGTGGATTACGATAGACTTGAACGACCGGAGGAAAGCTATGCCATCTTCGACGCTGCCAGGCCACTTCTGCACGGCCTGAGCGCGCGGTAATCCATGCCGCGTCAGGTGCGATATGCTCTCTGGCCGAGAACTGTCCCAGCGGCTCACCTCGCGGTCAAAGCCGGGAATGGCCGCCTTCACGAAGCTGGCGGTATCGTCCAGTTCCAGACCGGATCGGAACGCCTCCCGCCGAATGTAAATGCTGGTACCGTTGATCCATACCTCGACAGCCGCAGTCGGATCTTGTGAGAACCCAAAGTCGCCGCCGTAGAACGGGCCACGCCAAGCTGGATCAGACGTCGGCTCAAACGGCTCAATCTCGATCTTGCCACCGAATACCTGAGCGTTGCTGTTCGTCAGATACGCGCCCTCCCAGATGTGGGCGTATGTCGCAAGATCCAGCATCTCAAGCTGGCGCTTGCGCAGCGTGTTCAATCCCTCGGGGAAGAACGGGTTGTGTTGCCAGTTGATCTCGGCCACCAGCGCGTTGGCTGGCCTGTTCTGCCGCAGCCGCTTGTCCACCGGGCTGCCCTCAAGGCGCGGGTTCCAGATGGCCCAGAGTTCGCTCTTGTCCTTGCGGAACACGGTCGCTTCCAGATCGAGCCACGACTGCTCTGGCACGTCCTCCGCTTCCTCGACGATGGTCAGATCAATACCGGCCAGCGACTTGATGCTGCTGGTGTTGTGCCGCAGGCCGCGAAAGATGAACTCTGTGCCATTGCGCCCGCGCAG